ACATCAAAAGGATCAGTCATGGCAGACACCACGGAAATAGAAAAAAAGAGCCTAGAAGCCCACGTGGAACTGTGTGCTGAACGCTATCGTTTCTTGGAAAACAAACTGGAGATGGTAGAGGGAAAAATACAGGATCTCAACACTGTGATCAGAGAAGTACACGACATGGTGCAAGCCATGGCAGAAAAACGCACAGATCAGATCATGGCCTGGGGCCTGGGATTCATAGCCCTGCTGGTAGGCATGATCGGTTATCTCCTGGCCACCTACGTGATCAAATGAAAAAACACCAGGCCCTGGCTCGCCTGCAGCAGTTGATCGAACCCGATCTGTTGGCTTTGGAACGCAACATTATCATAGCCGATGGATCTGGATTCATAGTTTTTGGCTGCTATAGGATAGATCCACAGTCGGGCTACTACCGTGTGAGCAAGCACGGCAATGATCGCGGAGAATTTTCTGCTGTGCCCACGGCTCTGAGTTGGTGCATAGCCGACAAGTACCAACAGCACAATCTCAGCACCAACATCATGCGACTGGAGCAGCAAAAACTGCTGCTGACGGCAGACATACGTGCCCGCTCCACACTCAACACTCGCATAAGATCTCAGGACCTGCGTGAAAGTGTTGAAGCCAAACTTGCCACACGACGATCACGGCTGCAGCAGGTGGACGAGAGATTGACCAAATGCGTAAATCTGGCTAAATATTGGCAACAACGAGGATTCAACAATGAAACTGCAAGAACTGGACGCACGCCGTCCCACCGATCAAGTCGCTAAGACACTGGCCACGCACATGGGCAACTGTGTGAGTTTTGACACCTTGGGCGAAAGCCAGGCACGACACATGCTGACCAAGGTACGCGGACTGCTGCGTGAATACAAGTCCTCCGTGAGCCGGCATTTTTCTGAACGCAACCCTGACTATCTCCGACTGATCATGCTGGAGCAGGCCCTGTGCCATAGGCTCTCAGAGATGGATGCCCAGGCCATTGCCGTGGACATGAACGATCCCAAAACACAGGCCATGATGAAAAAGGCCCAGAGTGGTCAGACCCTGAATCCCGAAGAAACCAAGACCATGGCTGCCATCGCTGCCATGAAGAAAGAATCTGTGAAGAAAAAACGCATGGTCTCAGAAAGCGAAGTGCAGCAGGCACAGGTGGTGATGGCTGCACAGGACATGGTGGACAAACTGCAGGGCATGCTGGAAGATGTATCAGAAATGCAGTTCAAAGATCTGCCCGCACTCACTGATGCCATTAAAAACGACACAGGTGTGGAACAAGCCACGCAGTTCCAGGCCGATGTCACTGCTGCCTTGAACACGCTGCTGGCAGCCATACAGGCAGGCAAAGCACAAGTGGAAGCCGCACAAGGTGTGCTCACAGGTCAAGCACCTGTGGTTCCTGGTGCCGACGCTGTAGCCATGCCCGCTGGTGATGCGATGCCTGCCGCAGATCAATCTGCGGAAGTGGATGCGGATCTCAGTTTGGATGCCAATCTGCCTGCGGAAGAACCCGAAGCAGAAACACCCGCAGCCAGCCTGGGTCGTGAACGCAGATAATGCGTATCCGGGAAGTACAGACACCCCCAATCGATTCTGGCAAACTGGCAGCCTTGACCCAGTTCATGCTGGGCCGTGCCCAAGACACCGATGCTAAGAAAACTATTAGTATCCAGGCATTCCTAAATTTAGCACATGGTATGGGCATCAGCCTCACTGCCGATCAACTACGCACCATGGTACAACAACCGCCACTGAACAATCTCATTGCCAATGTGGAAGGTGACGATGCCACCGGCACCGTGGTATTCCGTGGTGCAGAGGCTGTGACAGATACCATGACCGTGGATCAGGCCCGAGCCACTGTGGACAGCATGGCCAAACGTGCTGCCAAAAAAAGCCTTTGACATTCGCAAGCTGGTGCTCCTACCATAAATACTTGCATGAGCAAGTATGGCATTCAAAAAAACTGTTTGTACTGTGGGTCGTTATTTGTGACTGTACCTCGCAGGGTCGATTACTGTTCACAACCTTGCAAGAATCCTCGCAACAGACCGGGTCACTCGGCCTGGAACAAAGGTCTCAAGATGACAGATGAATTTAAACAAACAAAAATGAATCTTACTGGGCTTGCTAAGGGGCGGGGTTGGAACAAAGGTATGCCCAATGAAAGACAAAGAGAGAAATGGTCTGGTCCAGCAAACCCTAACTGGGGTGGTGGTGTAAATGCACGCCGTAAAAGGACCGGATCGTTATCGCATCCTGGAGAAAAAAACGGTATGTGGGGTCGCAAACATCCAGAGGAAGTAATAGAGATATGCCGTGCTGCTAAAATTAAAAATCTCAAAGACGGAGTTTATTCATCGTCGGTGTCAAAAGGAGAGTTAGTATTGCTCTCAAAACTTCGAGAAAAAGTTGGTGAAGTGGTACATCAATTTACAGTCTCTGATTATCAAAGAGTTTACGACATGTATATTCCATCTCTCAATCTTATTGTCGAATATGATGGAGATTATTGGCACAGAGAAGAGAAGTACCTTAATAAGGACACTAGAGACACAGCAAAGGCTGTCAAACGAGGATATCAAATATTCAGATATTGGGAATCAACTATTAAAGAAATCGGAGTTGACAATATCGTAGAAGATATTGTAAAATTAACAGGGCAACATTGTAGGACACTAAAGGAGATATGACATGGCTTACTCTGAAAAAGTCTTGGACCACTATAATAATCCAAGAAATGTAGGTTCATTTAACAAGGAGAATTCGCACGTTGGGACCGGTATGGTTGGCGCCCCAGCGTGCGGCTGAATTAGGTGATGTAATGAAACTTCAGATCCAAGTGGATCCAGAAACAAATATAATCACAGATGCACGTTTCAAAACCTACGGGTGCGGTTCGGCCATTGCCAGCTCAAGTCTTGTAACAGAGTGGGTCAAAGGAAAAACCCTTGACCAAGCAACCACTATCAAAAACACTGACATCGCACAAGAGTTGGCCCTGCCTCCGGTAAAAATACACTGTTCGATCTTGGCCGAGGATGCCATCAAGGCTGCCATAGAGGATTATCGCAAAAAGCATGATCACAGTAACTGAAATTGCTGCCGATAAAATCCAAGATTCTATAAATCGCCGCGGGCGAGGACTTGGCATCCGCGTGGGCGTTAGAACCACTGGGTGTTCGGGTCTGGCCTATACCTTGGAGTACGTGGATCACGAACAGGGCCAGCAGCATTGTGTGGCCCATTACGACGACAAAGGCGTAAGGATCTATGTCAAACCCGAGCATCTTGTGTATCTAGACGGCATGACCATTGACTATCAACGACGAGGCCTCAACGAAGGATTTGAGTTTATCAACCACAATGAAAAGGATCGCTGCGGCTGCGGCGAAAGTTTTCGGATCTAGATGTTTATTCCTACCATTGGTAAACTGTCAGATGATCTAAATATCAAAGCACAGTGGATAGCAAATAATCCACATGTTTGTAGTCTGCCGTTTGATGTGCATGGCATTGCTGTGGAATTTGACGGTCAGAGAGATATAAACAAACAAAAAACGTTTTTCCGTAATAGTTGTTGCTGCAATCTCATTAACATGGATTCTGATGATCTGAAAGTTGATTCAAAACAATTCCAAGATGTACAGGATCACATTAAAAAAGCAAAGTTGCACCCTAGATGCCAACGATGTCACGACAGCGAAAAACATACAGGATCGTCTGAAAGGACATTGAACTTGATGGCAAAATCTTGGCAAGAGATCCAAAGTTTTGTCAATGACGGCCATTTTGTAAATTTTGATTTCCGAATAAAATTTTCTAATCTTTGTAATCTTTCTTGTCGCAGTTGTTCTCCGACTTTTAGTAGCCGATATGCCCAGATACATGATATCAAAGTACCTATGTCTTTGTCCGTAGACATTGCTGATGATCCTGTGATATGGAACAGTATCACTGATTCTATAAAGGATTACATGGAAAAGTACCATTGTCTGACTTTGGGATTGTTTGGCGGTGAAAGTTTTATACAACCCGGGGCTATCAGATTGATAGATTATTTGGATTCGCAAGGATTATGCTCGCGGATAAATCTAGATATCACCACAAACTTTACTGTGTTACCTGAAAAATTCCTCCGAATCATACCTAAATTTAAATCTATCAGTCTCAAAACAAGCCTAGACAGCGTAGGAGATAATTTTGAATACGTGAGATGGCCTGCCAAGTGGCGTGATATCAACCAAAATCTTGATATATTTTTTTCGCAATCACAGTATCACAATGTAAACTTCATGGTGCAACCATTGTTCAATTTGAACAACATTTTTTATATAAACGACATCTTAGATTTTTGGTCACATCGAAGCAGGATGCATCAAGATAAAAAATTTACAGTAAGCAATGTCATGATGTTTCGTCCCTGGCATATGGTGATACAGAATCTACCTTTAATCTATCGTGTTTGTCTTGGTGAAAAACTTTTAAAATCTTTGGAACACAATTTTTTCAATCAACAAAATTGTGAACCTTTGCAACATTTCTTGTTGGGCATGGTTGAGTTCTGTAGATCTACTACAATAGTTTACGATCAATTTGAACTTTTTTTATATGATTCTGCCCGTCATGACCGAGTCTCAAAAAAAAACATGCAACAAGGAAACAATGAATTTTATAAAATATTAACGGATGATCATAAAAAATTATATCATAGTTTTGTAAATGGTACCACAGAGGATCGTCTCCCGCAAAAACAAATAAAAATTTTACATTCTTTACCATTATGAATTACATCCAAAAATACCATTATACACACATAGAAAAAACCTCAGTCAACGGTCGACGATTGTATGCCACTCCTGATGGTAAGAAATTGCCATCCGTGACCACTATACTGGATCATACCAAGCCCGAAGAAAGCCGCCAAGCCCTGAACGAGTGGCGAAAGCGTGTGGGCAC